AAGAGCGTATTTACCTAAATATATGGATAGGTGAGCGTAAAGAACCTGCTACATTTGGAAGTAACACTTACACGCACTATGTCTCCTGTTCCCCTAAGAAGGAAGAAAGGAAAGATGGGGTAAATTATTTCTTGGGTGATTTGCAAACTTATAATCCACAACCAAGTGCTCCAAGTATGGAACAGGTTGATTCAGCTCCCTGTGTTTCTCCTGCAGATGATTTGCCATTTTAAATATGTTATACGATCTATCTAATCCATTGCAGGCGGAACAGTTTAAAACCCGTTCCGCTTTGCTTGTTAAAAACGGGAAAATAGTAGAACTTATAGAAAAGAAGCCGATACGCACCGACAAACAAAACCGGTATTTGCATGTCATTTTAGGGTATTTTGCCTGTGAGACAGGCAATACCTTAGAATATGTAAAGCAAAAGTATTTTAAAATACTATGCAATAAAGACATATTTATAAAGGAGGTTTCTGATAAGTATTTGGGTAATATCAAAGTTCTCCGAAGTTCTGCTGAATTAGATACAGAAGAAATGAGTAACGCAATTACTCGTTTTAGAAACTGGAGTTCTGGGGAAGCAGGAATATATCTTCCTAGTCCCGACGAAGATCGACTATTGCAATTAATGGAGATAGAGGTTCAAAGAAACAAAAATTACATCTGATTCCAAATAACAGCTATTTGGAAGTTTTGAGATAAAAATAAAGCAAAATGAGTAAACAGTCAGAAAACAGAGAAAAGCAAGGGTTTCAGAAGAAATGCCCATGCTGTAGCAATTGTCTTCACTTTACAAGTGAAATAGTGAAAGAACCCGCTATCATACCTGGGAGTTATTGGGAGCGTGAGAAGAATCTACGTTGTGGTATTGGTGGTTTCAAGATCGGGAAATCAAACTGGTGCCAAGAACATAAGTTTGGTGAAAATAATGCGAAAAACTAAAGTAATCCATGTCTACCTGATCTTCGAAAAGCGGAACTATTATTTCAGTTCGGTAACGGGTATCTTCCGGCATTTATCCGAAGATCAGATAGGCATTAAACAAAGTACATTGTCTCACAATACGGAAGATACTATTGTAACCGGTAGAGCTATAATCCGCAAGAGTGAGCTGTTAAGATAGCTTTGTTAACCTTTTTACCCCAGCCTGCCTGTCTGTGAAGATTGGCGGGCGAACATGGGACAAAATGGTCATAGGGCGCTAAGACTAAATGAACGGAAATTCTAAGTGTACATAAGAATGGATGTCATCAAGACCGGTGCTGTAAGTAACAGGTTGAGTAGTTTAAAGATCGTAGGATAGCCAATCTACGGACGAAAGCGAGAAAGCAGACGATACTTGTGCAGGTTCGACTCCTGCTTGTCCCACATGAAAATAACAATCACCAAACAAGAATACCAGACGATAGTCCGGTGCTTGAAAACGTCAGAAATCCTCATTAGGGGATATAATTAGAGAGATGAAGATATGATTCGTAAAACTAGAAAGAAACTTCAAAGAAATTATGAGAACCGTAGAAATAATGACAGAGGTTGAAGTAGACCTTGACGATTACGTTGATGAAATTCTTGAAGAGTGTGACGACGATGAGCTAATTGAAGAAGTTGAGAAGCGGGGACATAGAGTTTATAGAAAAGGAAATCGTGTAGTAGCTTTTGGAGATCAACCTGTAAATTTCAACTCTCCGGAAGATTTAAGAAGATTCCTGTGTGATATAGCAGGTGTTGGATATTATACGAGTAACGAAGCGCTTCTCAATGAAATAAAATCAAAATTGCCATGACATTCGAGGAAAAGAATAAAAAATTAAACGGCAAGATTTGCCCCTATTGCGGTAAGCCTACTGAATACGTGGATAGTTCCATAATCTACGGACGTTCCTACGGCATGATTTATCTGTGTCGTGATTGTAGAGCTTACGTTGGTGTACATAAGGGTACAGACCAAGCATTAGGACGTTTGGCAAATGCGGAATTGAGAGAAGCAAAGAAGGAAGCTCACTTCTATTTTGACCAGATTGCCAAAACAGGCCTAATCAATAAGATTTGGAAGAAACACATTCCCAATACCTCGAACAGAAACAAAGCTTACTTATGGCTATCTAACCAACTGAATATACCCCGTGAAGTTTGCCATATAGGAATGTTCGATGTGGATGATTGTAAGCGAGTTGTTGAACTATGTAAACCATTGGTAAAACAGTAAGTATGGAATATAAACAAATAATTAATGGCGTTGCTCCTTCAAAGCCAAACTGCATGAAAATAGTATCAATCAACGGGCACGGATGCCTAGCCAAAACTTCTGCATTGAAAAAGTATGAGGAATCCTTTATTTGGCAGGCAGGGAAGTTGAGGGATTTGAATATCAACGAACCGTTTGAGTTCTACATTGATGTGTACTACCCAAGTAAACGCAGTGATCTTGATAATGTATTAAAGCTACAACTGGATGTACTCCAGCGAATCAAATGTATTAAGAACGACAACAATTGTTGTCTTATTCATGCACGCAAGTTTGTAGACAAGGAAAATCCACGTGTGGAGATAACGATTAAAACTTTGGATTAAAAAATAAAATTTACATTTTGATATTATGAAACAAATACACCCGGTAATGGCAGATAATTTTAAGAAAATAAACTGTCCATTTTATTATTTTGGAGAATGCACCGAAAGAGCGAAGAAGTGCGACCCTCGATTATGCCCCCCAAAAAAAACGCATTAAAAATAAAAGAAGATAATCATGAAAAAGAAATCCGACAAGCATATTATCCGCCCGGACACCTGTGCAAAATGCAACAACGGGCGAATAATTCCAACCGAGAAAGGCAATCCACGAGTAGTTTATTGTAGTTTCTTTAACCGTCGGTTTGTGGCCGACAGCAAAAGAAACTGTATTCATGCGTATTAAATTTATGGACGGATATACATTGACAGAGAAAATGAGAAAAGCACGAAGACGTAATCGGCTTACCGCTACCGAACAGGCACTATTCCACGAATTAGTTGCCGTTTGTAACAGCGAGGGTTGGGAGGACGTTTTCAGTTGCTCGAATATCGAACTCTGCTGTGCTCTTAATATCGACGAGAAAACTTTAGTCCGTGCCAGGTTATCTCTAATTAATGCCGGGTTGATTTATTACAAGTCCGGCAAAAGTAAAAGAACAGTTGGAATGTATTCTTTTGAAAAGGCCTTTGAGAATTCGATTGTGAGTTCAACTACCGGAAATATTCCGGTAGATAAGCCAGCCCAAGAGACAGTAGATGCGCCAGCCAATCTGCCAACCAATATGGGAACCAATCAGCCAACCAATGCGCCAGACTATATATATAAAACTAAAATAGAAACTAAACTAAAAGATAATATAGGGGAAACCTCAAAAAATAAACAATTTGTTCCTCCTTCTCTTGAAGAAGTTTCTGCGTATTGCTCGGAGAGAAAAAATGATGTTGATCCGCAAAGATGGATAGACTATTACACTTCTAACGGATGGATGGTTGGCCGGTCTAAAATGAAAGACTGGAAAGCAGCAGTGAGAACATGGGAAAGAAATAATTATCAAACAGAAAAAAAGTATGGAAACAAGAATAAGGCCGGTAACTCCAATTCCGATAGGAAAGCTGTTATCCGAACAACTACCACCTACGACCTCGATCAATGACAAGAAGAGACGAGCAGAAGTATTTGCTGAATGCTGCCGTTTTGTTTGTCCTGGATTCAAAGTTGAAGGAGCCTTTAGAAAGATAATGAATGATATATTTCTCTATGCAGAAGGTGATTCAGGATCCGGAAAAGGTCTTTTGCTAACAGGGGATTACGGGACAGGTAAATCAACTATAATGCAAATTCTAAATAAATACTTGTGGTTTATTGGAGGACGTGATGCCGGGGATTATCCCATTGGAGGTTTTAGAGTTGATTCTGCCTCTTATGTGGCTACTGGATTCTCGATGAAAGGGCGAGATTATTTGGAACTGTATACTTACAATGGTGGAACTCCTAGGACGATATGTTTTGACGAATTAGGAAGGGAACCCATTCCTTCTAAGCATTTCGGAACGGAGTTGAATGTTATGCAATATATTCTTCAATGTCGATATGAATTGAGATATGAATGCAAAACTCACATAACGACTAATCTTTCCATAGAAGAGATTCAGGATAAATATGGTGGATATATTGCTGATCGCATCAATGAGATGTTTAATGTAATCGAATTGAAAGGATCTTCCCGCAGATGAGAATACTCCAAAACATCCTCCTTCTCATAGGAGTGAACATCTTATTTTACCTGTTAGTCTACCGATTGGCGGACTACTTGATGAATACAATTAATTAAACCTTGCAAGTTCTTGAAGGATTATCAAGGATTTGCGTAAAACAATTCAGTAATGAATATGAGAACAATAAAATTCAGAGGTAAAAACTTATATAATAACGAATGGATATTTGGTGACTTGATTCAGTACGAAAGTGGTGAAATGGCTATTTTCAGCAAGAAACTTTCCCAATATGGATACGAAGCTACTGAAATGTTTAATAGAAGTAAGGTCATTCCCGAAACCGTAGGTCAATTCACCGGGCTACTTGACAAAAACGGAAAAGAAATATATGAAGGGGATATTGTTGAATGGTTATTCTTTTCCCATGGCTGTTATGGAGAACAAGAGCACTATTTGAAAGGTTGTATAGAATGGCATCAAGGTGGGTTTATTTTCAATGTTACAGAAAATGATTCTGAAAATGCTGGTTTTTATGCAATTAGTGATTTGAATACAGATACAGAAAGTGATGTTAAAATATTAGGCAACATCTACGATAATCCATATTTAATCAAGGAGGAATAATCATGAAGAAAATAATGTTTAACGATAAATTTGGCTTAACCCAAGCCGTATTAGATGGTCGAAAGACTATGACGAGAAGAATAATCAAATGTCCAAGAACTTTTAGGGGAGAATGGGTCGCAGGATTCAATATACACAGACGCCATTCTGACAAAAAGATTGTTGATTGGCCTTGTATGTACGATGCAGATGAAAGAGAGTTTGATATGGGCGAGATATTGCCGAAATATAAACTTGGTGAAGTTGTTGCCATTGCGCAAAGCTACAAGGATGTTGACCGATTTCATAGAAAGGGGAAAAATGCGGATTACTTAGAATACTTGGATTCTATATTGCCTGAACTGAAATTATATCCCGGTTGGGGAAATAAGATGTTTGTTAAAGCCGACCTAATGCCCCACCATATCAAAATTACCGGGATCAAGGTTGAACGCCTACAGGACATTAGCGATGAAGATTGCTTGAAAGAGGGGATTATTCATGTGTCAACTTTTCTTGGACAAAAAATATATCATACCCCACATGTAAACGGATCTTACTTGTCAACGAACGTAGCCCAAGAAGCTTTTGCCTACTTGATAGACAAAGTATCCGGCAAAGGTACATGGGAAGAAAACCCATTTGTGTGGGTGTATGAATTTAAGCTGTTTGACTAATAACAGAATAGAAATGAAGATAAGAATAGGAAAATCTTTTGATAAAGAAACAAATGAAGTCTTTTATCAGCTACAATTTAAATTGGATGGAGAACGGACCTATAACGCATATTCTTATGATGTTTTTAAAGAGGAATCTGACGCAAAAGAAGCTCTTAAAAAACATCTAAATGGTGAACGTGAATACACTTATTTTGTGAGTGCTGAAAAAGTTAAAAGAACAATTAAAGGAAATCGCGTAGATGTGAAAAAGGTGTTGGCATTTCATGTAATGTCAGCTAAATCAGATTTACCCGGTTCTCGTATTTGGGTGAAAATTAACTAATAAAAAGATAGTAATTAATATGGGAACATTTATTTTTAGACTATGCATTGATAATACACTTTGCTTAGTTACCGCTTTTGATAAAATAGAAGCAGAACACATGTTGGAGAAAAACAAAGGCATCATCTCAAAGGCCGAGTATTATTTTGTTGGGGTAACGAGCGGGGTGATTACTATTAGTAAAGATGGAAATTTAACTTATTAAATATCGTAAATGAGTAAAAAGAGAATTACAGATGACCGTAAACAGCTTTTAATACGGTATAAGATAGATGAAAAAGGATGTGTCTCTTTTATAGACCCCTGCTGCGATGAAATTCCAGTTTGCCTTTTCGGTAAGATAATGGAAGCTATATCAAATGTAGAACAAGAATGGAATTGTAGAATTGCTAATAAAGTCGACTCTCTTCTGCCTAATATTACATTCGAGAAACCAACACTCAGATAAGAATAAATATGAAATTCTGTGATTTACCGATTGATACTCGACAACGATTAAATTGCGAACGATTGAATTTACATAATCGTTCAATCAACAGTGCATACGAGGTGTTATTGTATAATCAACTTGGTACTCGTTATTTTCATGCAAGACGTCATCAAAATTCGTGGTATGATGATAAAGGTAACTATATGCCGTTTGGAGGTGGTTCTGAATGGACGCTGCAATATGGATGTATAGGTTTCTCTCGTAAGAAGCAAGTAATGGGTTACGATTATGTATTATGTCGTGGCAAGACCTATTCTAAGTCTGCAAATGGGACAATTATTCCAGCTGCTGTAAAAACAAAGAAGGAAGTTTTGAGTATAGCAAAAGCGATTGGAATATTGAAAACATTGGTTTAATTAAAGTTGATATACAATATGGGTAAAACAAAAATTAATGAAATAAAGAAGTGTGTACAATGTCCGCATTGTACAATTCTTCCAGACCCAGAACCGTATGATTGGTTTTGTGACGATGACGTAAAACTCTTCTGTGAAAAATTAAAAAGGACAGTAGCCGCTGCACTTCGACCCTACGAAAGTGACGAAGTTGATATTCCCAGTGATTGTCCTCTGGAATAAAATATAATAATAAGAAATATGAACGAAACATTGGAACAACAAATTAAACGTCTGGAATTCTGTCGTGATTGCATTGACCAGTCTTATAAAGCTGGGAGAGATGAATACAATCGCCTTGAACAAATGATTGAAGAATTGAAAGAAAAACAAAAATAAGAAAACACATAGAAGAAAGAAATGATTATGGAAGTAAATAATGGAATAATAATTAATGGAGTTTTGCATGAGTTTGTCATACCGAGCGAATCCCCTTGTTTAGAGTGTTCTTTAAAGAATGAGTGTGGTACTTATTTAGGTGATAGGTTGTATTCAGATCCATGCGATGTTTTTAATTCATGTAGTGGAATATTTGTAATACGTGCCAAAGTAAAGATAGAAACGAAGGATTAACTATGGGATTTACAACACCTGTGTTTATACTCAAAAACACACCGGAGCTTCGAGATAAGTTAGTTCGTTTAGGGTATAAAATAGGATATGAAAGGTATATAAACGATGATTTTTTAGCGACAGACAATGATGAGATGTTTGGAATTGATGTTCCATATCCTCCTGAACAATGTAATGGGTATATTCATTGCGGAACTAATGAGGCTTTGTTCCTTGCCATAGCCGCATTGAGAGACGATACTGACGATTCACAATGGTTTGTATATCCTCCTGAAAATATTTGGTTTATATGCGATGACGATGACATCAATTATGCACGAGAAAATATTAAAGATAGTGTACAGGCGGCATGGTTCCATTGTAGTCATAAGGCAACGGTGAAAGAGCTTATAGAACATTTTAAATCTGTTTAGAGAAATGAGTTATGATTTTTTAGGAGACATAGATCGAATAGGCATGGATACCTACAAGCAAGGTGAAGAAGATGCCAAGAAAAGAGCTATAGAAATTCTGGCTTCTGTTTTAGAGAATTGGGTACATGGTGGTGATGCAGACTGTATCATTGCCGAATTTGAAGAAGAACTAATGAAAAAATGATAACGATATGGCACAGTTTACAACACAAGTTGCAACAAGCATAGAGCAGTCGCAACAATTAATAGAGCTAGGTGTAAAACCTGAAACAGCAGATTTGGTATATCGCTGTACAAAATCAAGCACTGATTCATTGGAATGGGAACTACAATTGTGTCCACCATCACTGGAAAACATAGACAACAATGACATTCCAGCATGGAGCTTGGTCCGGTTACTTGAACTGCTTCCTTATGAGATTCCTTGCGACAAACCAAATGTTCTTCACCATCCAGAATTGATTAAGTATGAGGCTGGATATAACTTCTCCGTATGTAGATATACCGTAGATTGTTTTGCCGGTACCCATATCGAGAACAGCCCTTTTGACAGTTGTGTGTCTATGATTAAGTGGCTTATTGCAAAAGGGTATTTTAGTAAAGAATATTTGTCTAATACAGATTAAAAAAGAAACGAGGATACCTGTCACGTATCCTCGGAAAGACTAGTCTTTTAGCGATAATGACACGGTAGTCTTCTGCAATGTTCTGTCACGTGTTCCCATTTACCAAACCGAAATCTGTAATAGGAACGAACATGCACAGGTTTATCGCCACAACACTGGACTGTTTTGCAGTTTTGAGACAGAGCCTCATTCTAACAGTTCTAAAAAGAATGAGGTTGTCTATTAAATATGTTAAACATATTTCTTAACCCTAAGTTTGCCCTCTGATTTGGTTTATATATCAAAGATGCTGAAAGGGGTTACAAATATACAACATTTAATTTTTTGATAGAGAATATGAATAAAATTAGCATGTGTGAAACTAAATAAAAAGGAGTGCGATATTCCGCACTCCAGCTAAGATAAAAATAATCAATTGTAAGAGGTCTTGCCTCGCTTGACCACCCGTGCAAATTTTGTGATAGCCTTGATTAAGGCTGCTGATTGTCGTAATACTTGGGCAATAGCATACAGAACAATAGCAACCCTTACCTCTTGGTAATCAACGGAATTTGCCATTAAAAGAGTAGCCAACATGATATTCATTATCATAGTTGGCTACAAATTTAATAATAATGTGTATAATCGAATATAATCGTATTTAAATAAATGAACAAAGAAAGGAAAGGTAGATTCAACGATGTTATTAGTTCCCTGGAAGAAGCGAAGGGAGAAGTGGAGGACATCTTAAATGAAGAACAAGACTCTTACGATTCTCTCCCAGATGGCTTACAAATGTCTTCTAGAGGAGAAAAGATGCAGGACTATATCGGCTTGATGGAGGACTGTATAAGCAAGATAGATAAGGTCGTTGGGTTTGTGGAGGAGAAAATTATAAAGAAAAAATAGGTATTATTTGTGTATATCAAATACATTGCTTATTTTTGTTGTATTATTAACTATAAGAACATGAATAGACAAGAATTTTGCCAAATAATTGCAGATATACGAAAGCAGTCTACCATTAAAATGAAAGATATTTGTTTTCAAATGGGGGTTATGCCTACTGCTATATATCGTTTAGAAAAAGGAAGTAACAATTTTGAAATGGGGAATATGATGTCGTATATTAAAGCACTACAGCATATTCTTGTAATTGAGAACGGCCAACATTCATATCGTACAAATGATGCACAAGAATTAGGAAGTATATTAGCATTAATTCGTAAAGAAAAAGCAATTTCACAGAGAGCTTTGGCTGAAAAAGCAGGGTATTCTCACCTTACAATTGCGAATATTGAGAGAAAAACAACTACTATTAGTATAGATACATTACTTAAAACAGTAGATGTTCTGGGATATACAATTAATATCGAAAAACAATAATTGCTATGGTTGCGTTTATTTGTGTTATTATTTGGATTATAGTAACACCTTGCATTGCTGTTATATGTGGGTTGTCTTTAAAAAAAGAAAAAAGTCAACGTATTTCGTGGAAAAGATATAGTACATGTATGTTATTAGTGTCTGTATTTACTTTTTTCCTTTTGTATATGTATGACGAACATTATGAATTACTGTATAAGTTTTTCTTAGCTATTGGGGTAATTGGTATCGTTATTTATGCTTTGGGTATATCGTTTTTTAGATCTAAAAGATGATTGTCTGGCATAAGAACTGGCATATTATTTCTGATTTCAATACCTTTTTCATAACCGTCTTTCTTCTTTTTTTCTATTCTATAGAAAACGATTTTAAAGAGTATGGAAGAACCTAAAAATGCAAAATTATTCTTGGCATTAAAAAGCAGATATGCCTTACACAATACAGACCGTTTGGTAGAGTTCATATTGGATAAGCAGAAGACATCCTTTGATTTTATTACTGAGATTATTCCTCAAATAGAAGAAGAGAATAAAAAAGCTCCTAAACTTTTCAAGGTAACTGTTGATACGGATGTTCTGGAAAGGTTACGTGCAAAACAATCATGTAAGGGGAAATACCCCCTTAATGATGCGAATATAGCAAATGAAGTAA